ATAGAGGACAAAGCGATGGCATTTCAAGTATCACCAGGCGTTCAGGTCAATGAGATCGACGCTACGAATGTAGTCCCAGCAGTATCAACCAGCATTGGTGGATTTGCAGGCTCGTTCAACTGGGGTCCAGTGGAAGAAGTAATTACAGTCAGTTCTGAAAATGAACTAGCTGCAACCTTCGGCTCACCAGACGACAATACAGCAAAATACTTTTTAGTAGCAGCGTCATTCTTAAAGTATGGAAACGCACTAAAAGTAGTTCGAGTTGCATCAGGTCACGATAACGCGACTTCCGATGGAACAGGACAGCTGATAAAGAATGAAGATGATTATGATAACGCTGGAGCTCTAAGTGTTGGAAATTGGGTAGCAAAATATCCAGGAGTATTAGGTAATAGCTTAAAGGTATCAATGATTTCTGCAGATATAACTAACTTTAGTGGTTGGGCATATTCTTCAAGCTTTGATGCTGAACCAACAACATCACAATACGCAATAGATCAAGGTAAAGCTTCTGCTAAAGATGAATTACATATTGCAGTTGTTGATGAAGATGGTGCTATTTCAGGTACACCAGGAACAGTATTAGAAACTTTCGCATTTGTATCACAAGGTTCAGATGCTAAGAAGAGTGATGGTACATCAAACTTTTATAAAGACGTGATTAATACACAGTCTCAATATATTTGGTGGGCAGGTCATGATTCAAGTTTATCTGATGCTGGAGAAACAATTGCAGCCAATACAACATTTACGACTAACACAGCAGCAATTGAAGGTTCACTTTCAGGTGGATCAGACGATAACGCTCCAACAGTTGGAGAGATTGCAACAGGATATGATCTTTTAGAAGATGCAGACACAGTAGATGTAAATTTATTATTTGCTACTCCAGACGCCAATGGCGCAGAGACAATAGCAGAGGATTTAATTTCTATCGTTAACGCAAGAAAAGATTGTATGGCTTTTGTATCACCTCCAATCGAAGACACAGTAGGTAGTTCAACACCAGCAACAGATGTGAAAGCATTTGCTGATGGTTTAACATCTACTTCTTACGCATCATGCGATTCCACAGCACTATATGTATACGACAAATATAACGATGTATACAGATGGATAGGAGCTGCAGGACATCACGCAGGATTATGTGCTAACACAGACAATGTGGCAGACGCATGGTTCTCACCAGCAGGTGTAAATAGAGGTCAATTGTTGGGAGTAACAAAACTTGCATTTAATCCTAAGAAAGCAGACAGAGATACTTTATATAAAGCTCGAGTCAACCCAATAGTATCATTACCTGGACAAGGTACATTATTATTTGGTGACAAAACTTTATTAAGTAGACCTTCAGCATTCGATAGAATAAATGTACGTAGACTTTTTATCGCTCTGGAGAAAGCAATTTCAACAGCAGCTAAAGCACAATTATTTGAATTCAATGATGAATTCACAAGAGCACAGTTTAGAAATCTAGTCGAACCATTCTTAAGGGATGTAAAAGGCAGAAGAGGACTTACTGATTTCTTAGTAGTTTGTGATACCACTAATAACACTTCAGCGGTAATTGATGGTAATAGATTTGTGGCTGACATTTTTGTCAAACCAAATAGATCTATTAACTTTATTACACTGAATTTTGTAGCAACGAGATCTGGGGTTGAATTCTCAGAAATCTCAGGTTCATAGGAGGATTAAGACATGGCAATTTTAGGAGTAGATGATTTTAAATCTAAACTAGTAGGCGGTGGAGCAAGATCCAACTTATTCAAAGTAACTATGAACTATCCAAGTTACGCACAAGGTGATGTTGAATTGACATCATTTATGTGTAAAACAGCTCAAATGCCTGCATCAATTATTGCACCTATCCCTGTATTATTCAGAGGTAGAACATTGCAAATAGCTGGTGACAGAACATTTGATCCTTGGACAATCACTGTCATTAACGACACTGGTTTTGAGGTTCGTAATGCTATGGAACGATGGATGAATGGTATTAATAACAATAACTCAAACACAGGATTATCAAATCCTACAGACTATCAGGCTGACGCAATTGTTGAACAATTGAATAAAGCTGGAGAGGTTACAAAGAAATATGACTTTAGAGGTCTATTTCCAACTAACGTTTCCGAGATAGAAGTGAGTTATGATTCAGAAAATACTATTGAAGAGTTCACAGTGGAATTCCAAGTACAATACTGGGAATCAGACACCACTTCGTAGGTATAAATAATATTGGACGAGGGGATTTAATTATCCCCTCCGATAATATGAGGTAAATTATGGCAGAATTTTTTGGATTCGAAATCAATAGGAAAAGCAAAGAGCCTGTAAGGCCTTCGTTCGTTCCACGCACAGATGCAGATGACGGTGC